TCCATTACATTGTACTTCCAATCAACTGGTTCTGTCTCGTCCTGGTAAATCATGTCTCGATGGATCGCTAATTTGACCCACTCAATTTGTTCTTTCGTCAAGTAAACGTCGGTCTGTAATGGTTCGTCAGCCATGAGACTCCTAAGAACCCCTAGTATAAGTACATACGCATGTGCGGAATGCCTATAGCCTATGGCTATACATAGGGGTGGGTGTGGTGAGGGTGAGTATCTAATGGCGTGCCACCGGTAGAGAAGATTAAGTGCTGGATGTGGGGTACTTGTGTTGTCCGGGGGAACCGGTTTGGTACGTCATGCACAAAAACAATCCCCGGACACCCCCAATAAGAGATGATACAATGGCTACAAAAAAGACCTCGATGTTTACGCTTACAGAACGACTTACAATTAGTGCAGCTGCAACTGACACGTTTGCAACAATTGACCTCGGCAGTTACGTCGACGTTGGTGATCGCCAGGCACTTCAAATTCACTCTGTGGACTTTATCTTCCAAGGAACTACTGCTGGAGAAACTTTCCCATTCGTTGCATTGGGTGGTTCAGGACAAGTTACAGTTCAAGTCACCGATCTAAACCGTGGCGGTTTGGCATTCGCAAATGACCGAGCGCTCGTTGCATCAGGAACGCTCAACTATGACACAGACGCTTTCCTAACCAATGCAACCGACTTGTACCCGGACAACTTTGGAAAGGGCAGTGATGACGGACGTTACGTTGTCAACGATCAACTCTACATCACTGGACGATCTTCTGCAATTGCAAGCGCTAAAGCAGTGAACCTTACTGTCCGAGTCAACGCTTCCATCGTCACCCTCGGTGCAAAGGACTTCATGGCTATCGCAATCCAGTCAACAGCCGCCGATAACTGAGGTGGTTCTCCTGGTCAAAGTTGAAGGAACCCTTGAAGAACTCAAGGCGCTGTTTGTTGAGAGTGCAAAACAAGAAGCACAATCCACAGCAAAGCGAGCAGGAAAGAAAGCAGTGAAGAAAGCTGTTAAGACTGTCAAGCGAGCACCCTCTGCGTATAACAAATACATGAAGAAGGAACTCGCCAAACTCAAGAAGGCTCATCCGCGTATGACTCATCAAGCACGCTTCAAGAAGGCTGCAAAGTCTTGGAAGGGTGCAAAGAAAAAGAAGGGTGGTAAGAAATGAAGATGATTGCCAAAGAACATCAGAACCTAAGTTTGGGACGTGCCGGTGGTGGTCCAGTTTGGGCAATCAATGCTTCATCAACCAAGGGATCTTGGACAGCGGTCGATGACACTAACTTTGTCAGCTCACAATACATTGACTTAGCAGGGATGTCTAAGGAAGAAAAGACGTTGTTTTTTGAAGCAGCTACTGTTCAAACTGTCGGCATTCCAAGTGCTAACAATACCAGGGTTGGAGATTCGATCACAATCATGGACTTGATGAGTTCACGTAAGATCAATGACTTACAAGCTGTATTGACGTTGGTCTATGGTAACTTTGCTGGTAACGTCAACGACGGTAGTGGCCAAGGACCATTGTCGTTTGATGAAACAATCTATGCACGTGTTCAGAACTACACGCGTCACGTTGATACTGCCGCATGGGGATTGTTGACACTTACAGGCGAGAACTTCTTTGGATCGATGGAGCCTACTGCAAGTGACAGAATCTATTCTTACAGAGTTGTAAGCGTGAGTAATGACACATCCGGTACAGCTACAGATAACATCTTCATTTACCCTGCACGTCATCTGCTTCAGGTCAAAGCCAAGGAAGAACCTGATCACGAATACATGATGCGACTTCTACGTTCGTATCAGCTACAACAAGAACCGGACGTTGATTGAGTTGTTTGTCCAGGACATCTTTGACTTGCCACGTAGAGTCAAAGGTATGCCTGTGTTCAAACTTATTCAGCTTGGCGCACGTGCTGGTAAGATTGTCGGCACATACGCGGGTGAACAAACTGCTGCTCGTATCGAAGCAGAAGGTGCAGCCACTGGTCCAGTATTTTCACAGGAGATGTTCGAATACGAAATCTCTGCGATCCGAATGGGCGCACAAATCTAATTGAGGAATTAAAATGTCTGAAGAAACACCAATTGAAGAAACAAAAGCACCAAGCAAGACCGAACGATTTGCACAGTGGTTGATGACCCGTGAAGAACGTCGAGCCGAGAAAGAATCCAACCTCGAGAGTCTGATCCGACTAAACGTCCTGGTATCTTTTCTTACTCTCGGTTTGGTCGGTGGTTTCGAAACTGTACAGGTTGCTATCTCATTAATCCCTTACTTGGGCTGACATAGCATGCAGGTTTGAACCCAAAGAAAGTTGTATTCACAACGTACAACTTCACCAGTGCTTAGGCGTTGGTTATGTTTGCAGAAGTAAGTTTGATCGCAGGCTTCACACTTGACGCACATCACTCTTCCTCCTGTGCTCGAGAACAGAACATAAGATGATTGCGAAGTGACAATCGCATCTCCCACGTCGCTCGGCCTTGCCTTCGAATCTTGCATGAGCAGAATGGGCATTGTACGACATCAATCATTCAGAAGCCTCCAACGTCGGACAGTCGGCAGTCCAGTGATTGCCGAAACAATTCTTGCACATGTAGTTGCGAGGAGGTGCAGGTTTCACTTTCGGTTCACTTTCACCCGGTGCATACTTTCGCAGCTGCATCCGAACCCAGTGAGAGAAGTTCTCACCGTCTTTGACTAGTTGCTTGCGGATCGCATCGCTTACTTCGTCGAGGCTAATGGTACGGTTTGGCATCACTCTTCCTCCTTCGGTGGGCACGTGTGGGTGTCATCGGACCATCGAGCGACCCAATGCGTCCAACATTCTTTGCAGAACTTAAATTTGCGCTGAGCATAATCCAATCTCTCCATTACATTGTACTTCCAATCAACTGGTTCTGTCTCGTCCTGGTAAATCATGTCTCGATGGATCGCTAATTTGACCCACTCAATTTGTTCTTTCGTCAAGTAAACGTCGGTCTGTAATGGT